CGATCCAGCGTCTGCCGTTCATACCGCCTCCTTCGCCGTCACAAGCGAGACCCACACGCACATCGCGCCCAGAATCATCGCCTCGTCCAACATATAGCATTTCGTGATCAACATCACTCCAACCAACGCCAGGACAAACTTCGCATAGTTCTTCATCATTTCTCTCCCTTCAACTCTCGCTTCGTTCGTTCCGCATCAACATCAACTCCAGCCTTCGCCAGCGCGGCTTCGGCTTCCTTCACAAGCGCTCGGGCAGCAGCTCCTCTCTTCCTATGTGCGTCCCGCTGGTACTCAAGCTGGTAGATCGCTCTGTTCACCAGTTCAACAACCTCCTCCGGCGAGAATACTCTCAGTACGTTATTCAACGGGTCATACTGAGAGTCGGCATTCACTGTAAACCTCACCGAGCCAGCTGCATCCCTCGGCATCTCACGCCCTTTCAGTTTAATCTCCATGTAGCACTACCTCCAGTCTCTCAACCAACTCAGTCACGTGCTCTACATCAAGCACTGTTCCTTCCGGATCTCCGTCATTCATCCCAGCAATCAGGTCTTCCCTATACAGTTTCAAGGCTTGCACTATAGCAACCAGATCTCCTCCTGTCAGCGTTACCCCATACCGTCCTGTATCATCCATCAGTTTCCTCCTTTGTCGGTGAATATACAGCCAGCCGAACGAGCGTGCAGGATACCATTCATTATACCTTTCCCATGAGCAGTTCCGGATTGTCCCGAAGAACCTTCCGTAACAGTTTCATCTCCTCCTGCCGGGCCTTATTGTACGCCGAGCGGTAGCGCTGTTGGTTGACTGCGCTGGCGACTGCTGCTGCGGTATTGCCGCTGGCCTTCGCCAACGCAACAACTCCAGGATCGTCGCTCGATACCTTATCAAACACAATCTGCTTGCTCATTGTTGGTCACCTCCCAGTGACAACTTCATCTTACAAAACGATTATACTTTACTTGTAAAAGCAAAGCAACATAAATCTTGCTACTAGTAATACCATGACGCTCATATCTTGTTCATAAGCTATACCAACATTGCTATTACCTATCTAGTAACTAGTAGCAAACTAGGACATACACCAACGAGACCTCCGGCTCGACGCCGCGTGGGGTGTTTGTAAGGCTTTCACCATGCCTTCGTTCAGTCTAAGTTGTCCGCTCCAGGCCTCCTTCCTAACCGGCCGTCCCCCCAAAACGGGGCCTCGATACCGGTGATATTTAGGACCGGCTAAAATTTTTCCCGGGGGCCTGGGGCGTTGCGAGGCAGATCCCACTGGCCCTTGCCTCTGCCTTCGGCTTGTGGTATAATGAAAGCTGAAGATGCTTGTGGAGGGCTCGGATGGCTCAGACGAATGTTGAAGTGTTGAAGCGGGATCCGGAGGACGTGCAACCGGATAGGAAGCTGTTGGAGGGCGAGGCCCGCTCGACTGCTCCAGGCCCAGCTATGTGTGCGCCTGATGGAGGTGCGCCTGGAACGACAGCGCAGTCGAATGGTCCAATGCCGAGGAAGCGTTGGACGGGCGCTGGGAGGCGCTAGGACGTGAGCCAGACGGAACCAAACGGCGGCGTGGGGATTGGTCGGGACAGGACTGCCCTGACGAACGAGGTCGCGGAGCAGGAACTGCTACGGCTGTTGCTGAGCGGGCTGACGTTGAAGGAAGCCGCTGGGTATATGCGGGCGTCGTATTGGAAGATTCGGAAGATCGCTCGTGACCCTGGGTTCCTGGTTAAGGTCAAGGAGCACTCGAGCGAGATTAGTCAACGGATGATGGACGAGCTGGTGAACTCACAGGTCGAGTTCGCGAAGAAACTCGAAGACGCATCGGAGAAAGCACTTGAGGAAATGATATCGATGATGGACTCGCTCGCTGCGCCCAGTACGTTGAAGTACAAGATTGCTCAGGACCTGTTGGACAGGGATGCACGGGCGAGTCGGACCAAACGGATCGAAGCCAATACCTCCATGAGTCACGAGTTCATCAACCCGGCGGTCTTGATCCATGCCGCCGCCACAGCGAAGGAAATCGAGCGGTTCGCGCCGCCTGAGCGAAAGGACGATGATGGCGACAGCCAGCCCTGACATCCTCGCGATCGCTGAGACAGGCAAAGCCGAGGACCTCTACGCAGAGCTGCGGGAGAAGTCTGACAGCTCGCTGTATTACTTTGTCAAGGTTGTATGCAACTACCGTGACCTCACCGAGGACTTTCATCTTCCGTTCTGCAAGCGGATCGAGGACGATGAGGCTAAGCAGAAGGCCGGGTATCTACTCGGCCGAGCTCACTTCAAGTCGACGATCGTCACCAAGATGGCGTCACTCTGGTGGTACCTGCGCAATCACGAAGAACGAATCCTGATCATCGGGGAGTCCGATACCGTAGCTAAGAAAAACCTGATCGATATCAAATGGCACTGTTTGAACAACCAGCTGCTCAGGTGGCTCTACCCGGAGCTCAAGTCGATCGACCCGCAGAATACCAAGTGGACCGATGCCGAGATCCTGCTGCCACGTGAGGGCACCTACGACGAGCCAACGATCACGTGTGACGGTATCGGTGCCAGGCGGACCGGGTTTCACTACACACGTATTGTCTACGATGACCCCATCGGTGAAAAAGCCGCCCAGTCGTCAGCGATCATGGACGCAGCCTGGGAATGGATCGAGTACGCGCCCGGCTTGCTCCATGACCCCGTTCTGTCGAAAGAGCGCTGGGTCGGCACTCGATGGAAACACGGCACTGGCGACATCTACGGACGCGCTATGCTCGCGATGCCAGAGATCAACTGGTATATACGTTCGGCTATCGAGAACGAAGTCCCGGTCTTCCCGCAACACTTCACGCTTAGCATCCTCGCAGACATACGCAACCGGGAAGGCGATTACAAGTTCAACTGTCAGTACATGAACAACCCGACAGCTCCTGGCGGTGCTGACTTCGATCCAAAATGGCTCCAGGAGTACGACGTTGACCCGGACGATCCCTCAATGATCGTCCCGTGTGACGGCTCCGCTCGCGTCAGCACGGGCAGTCTCCTCCGGATGTCGTTCTACGACGTGTCCAGCGGCGGCAAAACCGCCGGGTGTGAGAACGCGATCATCGGGGGCGGGATGTCGTCTGACAGACGGATCTTCGTCCTCGAAGCGTTCATGGAGAACTGCACGATAGGCCAAGCGGTCGAAACCTGGCATGTTATGAACGACCGGTGGCGGTTCTACCATAATCACTACGAGCTCGTCGGAGCGCAGAAAGCTGTAGAAGACTTCTGCCAGGAACGCAAGGCAGGCGGCCCCTGCCCATACTGCAAAGCCGGCCATCTTATCGATGGCAAGTTCGTCCGTAACCCCCACAGAAAACTTACTCCGATCGGGATCAAGCCCCCTGGCGGCGCTCTGTCCAAAGAAGAACGTATCCGGATGTACGCACAGAAGCCTGCAGAGGAAAAACGGATCTACCTACGTCGGGGCATGACCAAGCTCCGCCAGCAGATCATCGAGTTCCCACACGGACCTATGGTTGACGGGTTTGACGCTCTCGCGTATCTCTGCCACCTGCTCAGGCCTCCGCTGAGCGACGCGGACGTCGACAGCCAGCGTGCAGCCGATCTGGCGCACCGTCAAACCGCAAAACCGCGAATTGCTACTGGTGTTGATTACGGAGGCTACTCGTGATAGTTGTAGAGCGCTTACTTCCTGGACAAATCCAAGCGACGTCCTTCCCCCCGGTTGTGACGACTTGGGACTCGCGAAGGATCCGTGAGCGCTCTACAACCAATGCGAGTCCTAATCAACCGGGGCCAAATGGGGGCGGGGGGCCGTTACCCTCCTTTATATCCGACCAAAGGGGGCCGCATGCCTGACGCGCTGGAACTCCAACTCGGCCCTGATCGTAAAGCTGAGCTTGTTGGGTACCTCACTCGTGAGTTCAACGCATGCGTACAGGCTCGCGCGAATCAGGTCGGCGGGAAGTACACGCGTTGGATGGACAATTACAGTGGCAAACCGCTTGAGGCCATCCGGACAACTCCGTTCTACCGCGCGAGCAACTTTGTCCCACAGTTAATCCGGATGCATACTGACATCCTTAGTGCTCGCGTGTACGGACTCATCTTAGCCACTCGTCCCATGTGGAACATCAATACTCTCATGGATGCTCAGCACGATGACCTCGATCAGATGAAAGGATGGATGGATTCAACGAGTAGATACGACCTGCGTCTTCCCGAAGTCCTCGACACCGCGATCTTCCGTTCGTTCAAAGCCGGTCAGTGTATGCTGAAAGGCCCATGGGTTGATAAGTCGGTATGGAAGGCGGAGTCGCTTGATCCAACGTCTAAGAATATCAAAGCGACTGAAGTGAAAACTTCGTTCCTCGACCTCCGCCCCGTTGCATTCGACGACTGCTGGGCGAGTCCAATCACGATCCAGTGGCTGCGCGACGCTCGGTGCATCTTCCACCGCATTCGCCTGATCAAGGAACAGGTCCAATGGCGGATCGACAACGCGATCTGGGACGCTACCGCCGGAGCGAAAGTCCTCCAGGGTCCTGAAGCCTCCCAGGGCACAGCGCGTGAGTCCCAGGCAACCGAGGCAGGTGTGTCGCTCACACCAGACGTCGCTCACCCCTACTGGGCAATCGAAGCTACGTTCGAGTACGAGCTTGAAAAAGGCAAGACGTATGAACTCGTGGTCACGTTCAACCCGAAGGTTGCAGGAGCCGACGGGTACCTACGCGGCACATACAACCCTTACAAGAAGCTGCGCAACTGTTACACCGAGCTGAAATTCATCCCACGTGAGGACTTCCTCTACGGTTACTCCATCCCTGAAATCCTCGAGCAGAGCCAGGAAGAACAAGCACAGATCCACAACGCACGTCGTGACTCCAACACGATCGGCAACATCCCAACGTTCAAAACCAAGCGGTACGCTGACCAACCAAACCCGAGCAGTGAATGGTACCCAGGCAAGGTCTTCGTCCTCGATCAAATGGACGACATGGACGTCCTGAACCTCCAAGTAAACTACAACAGTATGATCGAGGAAGAACGCTTCCTCATGTCGCTCGCGGAGCAGTACACCGGCGTCCAGCCCCCAATGCAAGGCTACGGTTCCGGCGTCATGCAAGGCAAGCGCGGGATCTACTCTAGCCAGGGCACCCTCGCGATGCTTTCCGAAGGCAACAAGCGCCTGGACATCTACCTCCAGCGGGCACGCTACCCATTCCATGACCTAGGCAATCTCATCTACCAATCTTACAAACAGTTTGGCGCAGGCGCAAGTGTCCTGGGCCAGCAAGGAGCCCGTGGTGCAGCAATCAAAAAGTCCTTCGCCTTCAACGAACCCGCAGACTTCCCCGGATTCTTCTTCAACATTTCGGCATCAGATGCAGGCGCAAATCGAGAAGTTGACCGCCAAAGTCTCCTTCTTATGGCTAATACAATGGCAGGCTATTACCGCCAGATTGTCGAAGCAGGAACAGCAATCACCCAACTCCCCCAAGGTCAAGACGGTAAACCCCATCCGTTGGCTACTCTCATGCTTACCGTCCTGGACGGTGCCAAAGACCTCGCCAACCGACTCCTCTTCGCGTTCGACGTCCCAGACCGCAAGAGCCTCGTGCCCGACGTGCGCGAGATACTGGGAGGCGGCCCAAGAGCAGGTGCTGAGCAAGCTGACCGAGTCGGACTGCCGGGATCTGATGAGACTGTTTCAATCGACCGACTACGGTCTCTATCGCAAGGTATTGATCAGAGCACGAGCGGAGCTCTCGCGGCGATTAGCGGAGGAAACGGACGTGGTTGAGAACGTCCGCAACCAGGGTCGCGTGGACGAGGTACGTATCATGGAATGCCTCCCGTTCGAGATCAAAGGTCTCCTAGATGCGTTCGTCGAGCACGACACGCGCATTCAAGAGCTAGAAGCAGCAAAGGAGAAACGCAATGCGGAAGTTCGCTAGAGTATTGAAAGCCCAGATGTTCTTCGCAAGTCCGGTGTTTGGTCCAGGTGATCGAGTCGAGCCCCCTGACGACGGCGGCGGTATGCCCGCGGAACTCGTTGGCAAGTCGCCAGCGGAGATCGCTCGGTACTACAGCCAGCGAGAGGCAGCGCTCCGCGCAGAGCTAACGCCGAGGAACACACCAGATCCACCTCCGGTAACTCCACCAGCAGCGCCAACCAACGCTGAGTTCTGGAACGACCCGAACAACTCGATCAATCGAGTAATCACTGCCAAAGCGCTAAGCCGTGATGAATTCAACGCAACTGCAGCAGCGATCAGACCGTCACTCATCTGGGCTGCCCGCGAGCAGTGCAAACAGGCTCACAAAGACTTCGACCGTGTCGCCGCCGACATCCAGAAAGTCATCGACAAGGTCCCCGAGTGGCAGCGGACCGACGTCAACATGTGGGAGACCGCATACATCTACGCAAAAGGGTCATCGTACGAACGCCTTTCCACCGAGGATCGTGTCCGCCCTCCGAGCGCAGAACCCGTTAACGCCGGTGCAGGTGGGGCACCACCTCCTGACGCTGACCTGGCAACCGTCACCCTTCCAGGCCTCAAATCGAACCAAACCGCTGCTCACGTTGCCGAGGGCATGGGGATTAGCCATGACTCCTACCGTAAAGCGTCGAAAGAACTCGAGGGCGACGGCAGGCTACCCCTCACGTACGACAACCGGAGGTCACGCTAATGCCTGAACAAGTCAAGCCGCAGCCGCAGCAACCAACGTCTTTGCCACCTGAACCAGTAGTTGTGGCATCAGCACCACCAGCAGTTAAGCTAACTCCCGAAGGACGCAAACAGCGCTTTGCCGAACTTCGAAAACGCATGGGGAGAAGTCAAATCGCAGTTGTTCCGCCTGCAGGAAAGATCGGTTACTGGGCTCCACTGAACGACTCTCGCGAAATGGGCCGGCTTGATTGGCTCGGTTGCAAGGTCGTCCATGAATCAGATCCCAAGCGGCCGCTCTGGCGAGCTAACGGGTTGAAGGCCGATGGTACCTACGTTATCGGTGACGTCATCCTCATGGAATGTGACGAGGAAACCTGGGGCATGCTCCAGGAAGAATACCTCAACGTTCACGAAGCCATGATGACGAACACCAAAGCGACCTTCATCCAGGACGCTGCTCAGGTGGGAGTACCAGCATTCGAGACGGCTAAGAAGTAACGAACGCAGCCGAGCCGAACGCAGAAGGAGAACGCTTTGCCAGCATCGACAAGTATCGCAAGGCCGATTTACCCCTATCGTATTCGAACCAACGCAACGGGAGTTGCGCAGGGCGACCGCATCGGGGAGAAATCAGGCCAGACGCTTCTACAAGGAACTCCAGTGCAGGTGGACGTTGCCGGCGCTACCGGATTCCTCATCGCGTGCCCAGCTATGACGTCTGTAGCAACAGCTATCATCGCTGGCATGAGCCAGGAGAACGGGCATAACCTCGCAACCAGCGGTGTTGCTCAGACTCTCAATACGGGACAGGTTCCTCCAAACCAACCATCCGCTGTCGTCATCCCAGTCGGCGCCCCGCTCAACGACGGCACGCTCGGCTTTTGGGTAGCAGACGGCGTGACCAAGTTCATCGGTGTCCTCGGCGACTCGAGCGACAACACTCTCGCGGTCCTTGCTCAAGCCATGATCAACGGGATCTTCGGTCTGTTCAAAGACCCCGGGAACGGGTTCTGGTACGTGGACAACCAC